CTACGCGGGAAATGTCTCCGTTATGCATGAGTGCCAGCCCGCCGAGAACTTGCTGGAAATCATGGGACTGATGACAATGACGCATTTTGAGATTGGCGGCGTAGAATACAAAGTCCTTTCCCGCCGGTTCGGTTGCGGGGGCGACTCGCGTTTCGAAGTGCGTATGACGGCGGAGGTGGCGGCATGATGAAAAAGCTAACCTTCATATTCGAGTACAGGAACGGCTGGGGTGACTCGAGCAGGGCCGTTCAAGCTGATAAGCTGTCGGAAGCCATCGAACTATTCAAGGCGAGCGTGCCTGTAGACAGTGTAACGCCCGAAACAATCGTCGAGGAGTGCCTAACCCACGTCACGGTAGCGCGAAATGTGGAGTCGGAGCAATGACACCGCAGCAATACATCATAGCACAGTGCGTGTGAGTTCGCGCCGACGCTATATGAGTGCAGGACGTGCCATAGGGTTAGACCGGATGGCGTGCTGCCTTGCGATTGCGAGCATACGAGGGAGAGAGTTGTTGACCCGCTAAAGGTGTGGAGAAAAGTGATAAAGGAGTTTGAAATGAACGAAGAACGCGAATGCGTCGTATACGACGGGATTGTTCCCGGCTGGAAATTAGCCCGGGAGATTGTTGACAAATAAAATACGAAAGGTAGAAGAGTATGAAAAGAAGTATTAGTATATTTTTAGTTTCGATGTTAGTTGCAGCGGTTGTAACAGCAGGAGTACGTAACATCGTGCGCAGAACCTTTAGCGGTTCTGGTTTGTATACTGTAACTGCCACTGCACCCGCATTTCCCGGACTGACATCTGTAGATATGACTTTCGCGGACGGGCCTGTTTCTACAAGCTTTACCTTATGGTATGAATATGCCGGTGTTAAGCACACACTAGTATCAACCTCAACATCATCTGTTACTACGTTAGTGTACTATTTTCCAAATCCGTACTTCCTACGTGAAGGTGGAATTGTTACGTGGTCGAATTCAGCGGCGGATGCTGCTGTGATAACGCTTCACTTAGAGAACTAAGGAGCAGCCATGATCAAGCCAATAAGGTATACAATCGCATTTTTGATTTTACTTAGTCATTTGGCTATAGCTCAGTCGGGTATTCTTGTTATTGATGGTGTTACTACATCGGGAGGAGTTCCGGGGCCGCAAGGCGAAGTTGGTCCTCAGGGACCTCCAGGAGTTGATGCTGTTAATCAGGGTGATGTTTATACGTCAAGCAATAACACGTACTCGGCTGGTACAACTCAGGCCTTTGCAAACGCCACAGTTACTAATACCGCTAATGCTGAAATCGATGTTGTCAATTTACTAACAATGACCAACTATGCTCGAAGTGGTTGGGGGAACATCATTAATGCCACCAATGACTATACCCTTACGGCCAATGATTATACCGTTCTAGCTAATGGCTCGAATAGCGCTGTAACACTCTCCCTGCCCTCGCCGAATGCTGTAGGGAAACTATACAACATCAAGTGTATTGAAGACAGCAATACGGTTCTAGTGAATCCCAATGAATCTTCGATAGATGGAGCTACTAATAACTTCCAATTGATAAAGCACGAGAGCATAACTATTCAGTCAGATGGACTAAATTGGTGGATACTGTAATTAAGGAATGAAATGAGCGAGCTACGAAAAGTATTTGTATCAGACGAAAGCGGGCGGACTGCTAACGTAAAAGAGAATTCCAACACAACCAGCAAGGAACTATTGGTTAATCTTGAAGGCCACCAGTGCCCTCAGAATTCTACTGTAATTCCTCTTGGTATAGATGGTGTGTTCACTGGTTCGGGTTGGCAAGATACGTTAGACTATGGAGTTCTGAGCATCAATGTGTTCAGTGATCAGGACTCAGCGGTCGATGGTCTGGAGGTCCAGTGGAGTTATGATGGAATAACACTTAATGGTGACCGAGATCATTTCACGATTCTGGCCGGCGTATCAAAGACATTCACCTTCGGCCCAGCGCAACGATACTATCGAATTGTTTACACCAATGGTCCGATCGCTCAAATGGAATTCCATTTGAGTTCTCTTTTGCGGAGATGCTATGTTAAGCCTAGTTCGCATAGGATAACTGATATGATTGTTGGGGAAGATGATGCAGAATTGATTAAGTCAGTTCTAACAGGACGCACTCCATCAGGCCTATTCAACAACGTTAATCTTACCAGTAAATCAAATTTGAAAATGAGCATAGATGAATATGGAGATACTCCTTCCATTGATGCATTTGCTCGGCTGAGAATATCTGAACCCTATACCCTATTTGATTCTAAGCAATTACATGACAAGCAACCCTTATTCTGGGATGAGACGATTGGGGGCAGTGCGACCAGCGTTCATGTTCCGGCCAATGCTTGCACGACCATGGCTGTTACAGCAAGTGCTGATGATTATGTTATACGTCAAACTAAGATTCGACCTAATTATCAACCGGGAAAATCGCAGTTAATCTTTATGACGTTTTATGGCTCTGCTGAAGAAGGCACTGTAAAACGTGTTGGATTATTTGATGGTACTGGCACTAATAATCTCACGCCAAATAATGGTATATTCTTCGAATCAGATGGATCTACATCATGGAATATCTGCAAGGCGGGTGTTATAACAGAATCTGTAAATCAAACGTCGTGGAATCTCGATAAGCTAGATGGTACCGGCACTAGTGCGTTAACCCTTAATAGAGATTCTGTGCAAATCGCTATAATTGACTTTGAATGGTTAGGCGCAGGGCGAGTTCGAGTAGGATTTGTAATAAACGGATTAATCGTTTATGTTCATCAATTTAACCACGCGAATTATTCCGATTACAAGTCAGTGTATATGTCAACACCTAATCTTCCTCTAAGGTACTCTATTCAGAGCGATGGTACAGGAGGCGGGACATTCGATCACATTTGCTCTACAGTGATCAGCGAGGGTGGTATTGAAAAAACCGGTGTGATGAGATCTGCTGATAACGATCTATTACCTGTAGTAGCTACTGTCGCGGGCACTTCGTACGCGTTGTTAGGCATCAAATTGAAATCTACATATAATGATATCACAATATTGCCTACAAGATTATCGGCATTGTCTGTAGATAAAGATATATTACGGTGGAGACTGATACTAAATCCTACAGTAGCTGGTACGTTTACATATAACGACTTGGTCAGTTCTGCCGTGCAAGTGGCTATAGGTGCTTCTGCTAATACTGTGACCGGAGGCGTTATCATAGCTAGTGGCTATATTTTTGAACAGAGTTTGTCAAGTGAAGATTTACAAACTGCGCTAACTATAGGTACAAATTTAGCAGGTGCTAGCGATGCATTGGTGTTATGTTTCACTAGTTTATCGGGCAATAAGCGTGCGCTGGGCAGTATCACATGGAGAGAGCTATTATAAACGATTAGATTACTAAGTATTCTAATTGTATAAATAACAATAATTAAAAGAGATGAGAGGGTTTGTATGAAAAATATGTATATTCTGATGGCGATGTTGATGACTAGTTTTGCTCTCGCGCAGGAGCCGGCTCCGGTTGTGCTTGATGTAGCATCGGATGGATCGGCCGCGAATAGTCTGTGGGCGGAGATTCTGATCAAGAAACCACTGTGATTAATGTCACTGGTGATGGCAACACTGTCGCCATTGATAACAGCAGACCTGCACAGTAATAAACTACTTTATTGGAATTCCAGCAAATGAAATATCTATTAATCATATTGGTTTTAGCAGTTGGTTGTGTTCACACTGACACTGCTACTCAAATTATCGATATCATTATTGATAAGCCAGTTGCTATAGAAGCTCCCACTTCTACTCTTCCAGATAATCCTTCGATTCCACCAGCTCCTCCCAACACCAATAATCAGTCGTTTGAAATCATGCATAAAGAGTATGATTCAAGTTGGCGGATTCGTTGGCCTTCAGCATTTGCAGAATTTGCTGGGCCAGGTAGTTATACTATGCTAGATGGTTTGCATCGTGCAGAATTTAGAAGTTGGGATACTGATAATGGCGCCAATCGGCCATCATACACAATGCCATATAGTGCTTGGAATGGTGCTGGTGAAGTGCTAGCTATTCTCTATGATAAAAATGAAATTGCACGAGGTTGGGTTCGTAGAGTTGCAGGAGTTCGAGGTCCGATGTGAACATAATGAATCACTATAATAAACATCTAACAAAGATTTGACTAACTATATGACTCAGTATTCAGACCAATTTCTAATTGAAAAACATAAAGTCAGCGATCTATTCGCTAAACTAGATGATATCTACACTCAAACGAAACTCACCAATGGTCGGGTTTCGGAACTTGAAAAACGCAGTCTGGGTTTATGGATTCATAATCATCAGACTAGAACCATATTATTCATATGCGCGTTATTTTCAATATTGATATCTGATATTCGCCATCCCGTACTTGGTTTGGTTTGTAAATTACTTCTACCGTAGGTGTTATATGTTAAGCTCAGCAATCACACTCCCTCTTGCAGCAATAGGTAAAAAAATACTTAATAGACTATGGGATGTTCTATATCGCCGATCAAAAATTAGAGAGGAAAACCGTAATGAAGAAAACACTCTTACTATTATTCGTAATGAGCATACTGCTTAGCGGCTGCGCTACGTATGATAAGGTTAATATCTTCTTGTATGATGTTATCCATAGCGAAGAAGTTGATTAACACCAATCCGTATAAATAATACTATGGCAAAACCAACATCTAGAGCAGCGTTAATCGATTATTGTTTAAGATCATTAGGAGCACCGGTGGTCGAAATCAATGTCGCACCGGAACAACTCGATGATAGAGTTGATGAAGCGATTCAATTATATCAAGAGTATCATACCGATGCGACCTTTGAGCATTATCGTAAGCATAAGGTTACTCAGATAGATTTGGACAACGAGTATATTACACTTCCTGAAGATCTGATATATGTTTCCAGATTATTACCAATTGGTCATATCGGATCAACTAATGAATTCTCGCTTGAATACCAATTGCGCCTTGAAGATGTCTATAACCTAATAAGTGGTAGTATCATTGATTTTGCAATGGCACAGATGTATCGAAGTACTTTAGATATGGTTTTCGATAATGGCAATGACCAAAAGATTAGATTTAATCGGCATCTGAATCGCCTCTATATTGATGGTGGTCTAGGTGAGGAGTTCAATCTTGGGGATTGGATGATCATTGAAGGTTATTCAGCCATCAATCCCAATACCTATCCTGATATCTATAATGACATGTTTCTGAAACGCTATTTGACCGCCCTGATCAAAAAGAATTGGGGAACCAACATGAAGAAATTCACAGGAATGCAATTACCGGGTGGTATCGAAATAAACGGACAGACTATCTACGACGAAGCAGTTGAGGAAATCAAAACGATCGAAGAAACAATGCAGAAACGTTATGAGTTTCCGCCAATGATGGCTATTGGGTAATATCATGGCCACAAACCAATATGTCAATTCCTTTAATAACGGGCTTTCGGGTGAACAGGGTCTTTATGAAGATCTAATTATCGAATCTATCAAGATGTATGGGTTCGATGCCTTATACCTTCCTCGAAACATTGCCGGCGTTGATACCATTCTTAATGAAGAGATTTTATCAAAGTTCGATAAATCGTATGCTGTTGAAATGTATCTTCTAGAAGCAGATGGTTTCGGGGGCGAAGATTTTCTTAGCAAGTTTGGTGTAACAGTAGCTGATACGTGCACTCTTGTTGTAGCAGTTAAGCGTTGGAAAACACTCGTCCAAAACGATCTAAACAATATTGATCCCACCAGAGATCGACCATATGAAGGCGATTTAATCTATCTTCCATTTTCCAAGTCTCTATTCGAAATTCGGTTCGTTGAAGATCAAGAACAGTTCTATCGCTTAAACCATTTACCAACTTATCAGTTGCGATGTGAACTCTTCAGATATGAAAGCCAAGATTTTGATACTGGCGTTGCTGCTATTGATGATCTAGAATCGCGGTGGGCAGATATTACTAATGTTAGAATTTCTATAGTCGCAGGAACCTTTATTAAGAATGAGAAGGTGACACTAACTACAGAAGATGGTGTTATCATTCGCGCAGAAATTGTTAGAGCGCCTAGAACACTCTCTAGTGATCTGTACGGCCTAGCGAATATATCTTATCCAGCGGGAGAGTTCGAGAGTCTTGATGGTGGCACCAGCATCTCTGGTGATACATCGGGTGCTGAAGGTATAGTGACAGTTGTAATTGGACTAGATGATCCGTACACCATAGCAGATCCATATATGCCCGAGATATTGAATACACCGTTTGAAGATAACGCTGCATTTGAACTTAAGAAGCCCGATTTCATTGACTTTAGTCTAGACAATCCATTTGGAGATTTATAATGCCAGCAGCAACTGCAGAATCATACTTCTATTATGGCACTACTCGAAAGATTGTAACAGTCTTTGGCGCGTTCTTTAATGACATATACACTGGCCGGAAGCTTGAAGATGGAACTCTAGCTAATTTGGCCAGAGTCCCGTTATCATATGGTCCAAGAAGCAAATTTCTAGCACGGATTAATGAATTGAAGGCTTCAGATTCGATTGCAATAAAATTACCTCGGATGGCGTTTGAGCTTGTTGGAATGTCTTTAGATAATAATTCGAAAGTAAATCCTCTTAATCGCCGGAAGTTTTGCACCGCAGCAGAGACTGGCACGGCTAATGCAGCGTTCGCGGCCGTGCCGTATATTCTAACATTCTCATTGGATATATTTGGCCGAACCCAGGATGATGTTTTGCAGATTCTAGAACAGATCATTCCAATATTCACACCAGATTATACTGTCGCGATCAAGGATATGGAAGGTCCTGGAACACTCTCGCAAATACCTTTTACATTAACGGATATATCTTTAAGCGATGAATATGCTGGTGATTTTGAACCGGCCAGACCTATCGTCTACACCTTGGGATTTTCGGTTAAGGTTAAGTACCTTGGAGCAATAACTAGAAATTACATCATTGAAAGAGCGATGGTTAATTTTCGGGATTCTGATACCTCCAACTTTTTGGGCGAAAAACAAGTAGCTGTTCAGAATGATGATACGCCAATTTCATATGTTTCAAACGTTAATCCAGATCAATCGTATGAAATTGAATTCAATGATGATGTAGATTATGTTATAGGCGAGAATATCATTGGAGCAAGTAGTGGGTATGCAGGCTTAATCTTAGAAGTGAAAAGCACATCAGTGGTTATAAATAGACTTGAGAACTTACTCATTCCAGGTGAGATATTGATTGGACAGGTATCGCGAGAATCTAAAGCGTTTACCAGTATTACATTATATGAAAACGAATCCTAAAGAAGCGCTAACCAAGACGTATCAGGCGCAGTTAGCCGAAACAAAACGCGCAGCAGAATCAATAAAATTATCAGCCGATGCTGATGAGGATTATAATGAAGCACGAGCTGTGCTTAAAAGACTTCTGCAACAAACTGATCAGGCACTAGGATCGCTAATGGCACTGGCCGAAGATTGCGAACATCCCCGAGCATATGAAGTGTTGGCTGGATTGTTAAAGACATCGGGTGATCTCGCTGCACAATTGATTGACCTTCAAAAGAAACGCCACGAGCTAGACGTGATGAATAATCCAACAAAGGCTAAGGTTTCGCCAGTTGGAATTACATCAACCACTAATAACGCAATCTTTGTAGGATCCACGACAGAATTGCAACGAATCATTAAAGGAACTGCTGAGAAGTTCATAGACATCACTGCAGAGGAGTTGGCCAATGACGAATAACGATTGCTATATGGGTAATCCGCTCGTCAAAGCTGATGGGGTTACTCATAATTTCACCCAAAAGGAAGTTGATGAATACGTTAAGTGTTCAAAGAGTCCTGTATACTTTGCCACCAACTACATGAAGATCATCAACCTTGATCGAGGTCTTGTTCCATTCGAGCCATATTCGTACCAACGAAAACTACTTCGACATATGAATAAGAATCGTTTCTCAGTTATTCTTGCATGTAGACAAAGTGGAAAATGCCAGCATTTAAATACTAATATCAAAATAAGGCATAAAGAAACGCATTATGAAGAAAATATTACTATTGGCGAATTCCACAAAAGAATTGAAGAAAGCCTGCAACACAATAAAGAACCAAACGAACCAGAAATCCAGATTACAGCACCGGTTATGGGCTATACACGGGCCGGCGATAGTAAGCTTATACGACAGTATCTTCCCAAGATTCTCAAGCAAACTGCCAAGCCAGAAGATAACACTCTTATTGGCAGAGCTCGAACGCTCCGAAGCATTCACTGCACTACCAGATTATCAGATACTATTGAACGCAAATTTACAGAATCATTCCGAGTCAGTGATTATTTAGTCTGGACAGATACTGGTTGGGAACCAATAGTAGCATCGAATAAGACAATACCGTATCGCCTTTGGACTATTACTCTTGATAATGGGCTATCCATTATATGCGCTGATACTCATATTCTAATGACACCGGCCGGTTTAGAAGTGTTTGCAAAAGATTCTAAAGGTGTAACTATACATACCGAAAATGGCCCTTCAAAGGTGTGCTCGGTAATTGAAGAGAATACTGAAGAAAGCATGTATGATCTTTCGATAAATTCTATCAATCACACGTATTACGCAAATGGTATTCTCAGTCATAATTCTATCAGTGCAGTCACCTATCTTTTATGGGTGGCGTTATTCCAACCTGAGCAAACTATTGCTATTCTAGCTAACAAGGCCAGCGTAGCAAAGGAAATGCTTTCGCGAATTACGCTAGCACTAGAGAACATACCATTCTTTCTCCAGCCTGGATGTAAGGCTCTGAATAAGCTATCAGTTGAATTCTCTAATAATTCACGCATCTTTGCGTCATCAACATCGTCGAGCTCAATCCGTGGTTATGCATGTGTAACCGCTGATACTGTAGTTACCCTCTGTAATGACGATGATGAGATATACCACACATCCATAGAAGCGTTGCAAACTTCTCTAGATATAAATAGTCCTATGCAATATATCATCTATAGAATCACCAATATCGTTAATCAGAAGGTGTATGTGGGATTTCATGGCACGCGGAATATTAATGATGGATATATGGGATCTGGAAAATTAATTAAACGTGCGATCGAGAAGTATGGTGTAAATAATTTTACAAAAGAAGTGCTTGAAATATACACCGATAAAGATGAGGCTATAGCGCGGGAACGAGAAATAATAAACGAAGAATTTATTCTTCGAGACGATACATACAACTTATCGCTCGGCGGGAACGTCCTTGCACTGCCAGGAAGAATGAATCCATTTTTTGGCTGTACGCACACTGAAGCTTCGCGAAAGCTAATTGGTGATGCTCATCGCGGCCATATTTCGCCCGGAAGGACCGCAGCTTTTATCGATGGTGAGATTGTTACAGGTTGGAAAGATATTGGCGAAAGGCTTAATCTAAAATCACCTCGTGTAACATTCCCAAAGATTGCTGGAGATCCAACAAACGAGATTCGTTTTGTTGATGACTTTGAACAAGAGGCTGCCGAGAAAATGTTTTTCGCCTCTCAAAATAAAATAGATGGACGTAAAGAGTCTAGTTTAAAGGGTAAACGCAAATCGGTAGAGCACTGCCGGGCAATTTCAAGAGGATTAAGTGGTCTTTCTAAAAGCAAAGAGCATGTACGGAAGATTAATAATAGCGCAGAAAAAATTAGAAAAACGGCAGCGGCATTACGTGGGCAGAAGAGAACTGCAGAAAGCAAAAAGAAAATGTCGCTTGCTAAGATTGGTCGAACGCCTAGTAATAGGGGCAAAATGCACTTCTATAATCCTGTAAACACGATTGAATCTGGATACTATCTGATTGATGATGCCCCAAGTGGGTGGGTTAGGGGAATATCTAAATGCAAGTCTTGAGCAAAAATGGCTTCAAAGATTTTGAATGCATTGCTAATCAGGGTGAATCTAGATTGCTGTTAAGAATTTCCTTTGAAGATGGCACATGCATTAAATGCACTCATGATCATCTTTTGAAAGTTGATGGGGAATTTATTGCAGCAATCTTTTTAGATATTGGAGATGTGTGCGATAACAAGATCATAGCTGATATATCTACTAGTGAAAATGAAGAAGTGTACGATTTGCTAAATGTAGAGGATGGATCTGAATATCTAACTAATGGAATCACTTCTCATAACTGTAATATCATTTTCCTTGACGAATTTGCGTTTGTTAAGAACGCTGCAGAGTTCTATACATCAACATATCCCGTAATTTCATCGGGGCAAAATACAAAAGTTATCATCACCTCTACTGCAAATGGTATTGGTAACATGTTCTACAAGATATGGGAAGGTGCCGTCCAGAACTCTAGTGAATTCAAATCATTTCGAATTGATTGGTGGGACGTACCCGGCCGTGGTAAGAAGTGGATGCAACAAACGATTGCGAATACTTCCCAGCTACAGTTTGATCAAGAATATGGTAACTCATTTCATGGTAATGGTTCTACTCTAATTGCTGCTGAGAAACTTCTGGCCTTGCAGGCGCGCGAACCATTAAAGACTATGTATGATAACTGCCTACGAATATACGAACGACCTGAACAGGGGCATTTCTATGTAACAACTGTAGACGTATCGCAGGGTCGGGGGCAAGACTACTCGGCATTCTCTGTTTTTGATGTTACTGCACGGCCGTTCAAACAGGTTGTAGCATACTCCAATAATAACATCTCGCCTCTGTTATTCCCTGATGTGATAGTGAAGATTTCGCAGCAATATAATGAGGCTCTGCTACTGATTGAAAACAATGGCCCCGGCCAGGTTGTATGCAACTCAGTCTACTATGACTATGAGTATGAGAATACGTATGTAGAATCAATGGTGAAGGCTGGGGGTATTGGTATAACCCAAACTAAGAGAACTAAGCGTCTCGGTATTTCTAATCTTAAAGATATAGTTGAAGGGGATCGACTTGAATTATATGACGCTAAAACTATAGCTGAACTTAGTGGCTTTGAAGAGAGTGGTGTTTCCTTTGAAGCACGAGATGGTATAAATGACGATTTAGTCATGACTTTGGTTATCTTTAGTTGGTTTCTATCCTCAGCTAATGTTAGTAACTATGATGAAGTGGATATTAAGAAACTACTGTTTTCAGGAAAAGTAGACGTCATGAATGACGAACTATTAGAATTTGGCTTTGATTCAGATATGCATAGTGTGTATGTTCCTTCACCCGAAATGGCAAAGGTCATTCTGGATGCAGAACAGTGGTCGAACTTCTGAGAAGTATAAATACAATTGTAATAGTGATTTACTTATAATGATTCTTATCATAAACAAAAAAGCGAAAAGGAAACACAATGGCATTTCTAGTCTCACCCGGTGTTGAGGTAAAAGAAATTGATTTAACTGGCATTATTCCTGCCGTATCGACCTCTATTGGTGGTTACGCTGGACATTTTGACTGGGGTCCGATTGGCGATCTAGTGAACATCTCTGATGAAGCTGGACTTGCCGCAAATTTTGGAGCTCCGTCAATAGCGAATGCAGAATCATTCTTCACAGCTGCAACGTTCTTACGTTACGGTAATACTCTATTAGTCTCTCGAGCAATCGATGAAAGCGCTGCAAAGAATGCAGCAAGCGGAGACGAAGACGGTATCGGAACACGTTTCCTAATTCGCAATATTAACCAGTACTCTAATGAGTTTGCTGCTAATACACTTCTAGCCAATTTTTATGCACGTTGCCCAGGAGCTTATGGCAATAGCCTCAAGATCATGGTTCAGCCTGCAGGCACGCCTACTCGATTCAATATCGAGCAACTTCAGGTTGTTACGTCAGGTACTGGTAAAGCTATCGAAATAGTTGTTACTGATCCCGATGGTTTGCTAGCCAATGGTACTCCTGTTGCGCTTCGATCAATTCGTTCTCGTCAGGATTGGATTAACGACCTTGAGAATTCAAGTGTTGATTTCTATCTTGGAGCTCAGGATATTGATGCGTATGGTGTTACAACCTACAAGCTAATGACAAGCATTGATGAGTTCGGTGTTGGTACTGAATATGATCCTGATTCTGTCTATCCAGCTGGATGGGTTGGAACAGTGACGCCAGTTGATAGCGAGCCAGGTGCTCTTGTATTGACTCTGGGACTTAATCGTGGTTTCCTATTCGCTGCTCCTGAAGCAGAGAATTTCGAGACAGTGTTTGCAAATGCTCCGGGAACTTCACAGTACGCTGCAGAGCATGGCATTGAAAACGACGAAATCAACCTGCTGATTGTTGATGCCAATGGTGCATTCTCTGATCTATCTGGTTCTATCCTTGAACGTTGGAGTAATCTTTCAGTTATTCCGGGTGCAAAGAGCGAAGATGGAAAGACGATTTACTACAAGGACGTAATCAACGCGGGATCGAAATATATCATCGCAGATAACGTTACTGGTATCGTTGATGGAGGTGATACTCCTGCGTCAAGTGATCCTGTTATTACTTCTAGCATCTCGTCAGGAACCGGTTCAATCTGGATCGCGCAACTTACGGGTGGAGCTAATGGTACTGCAACAGATGGAAACGTCTATGATGCTCTAGAACTACTTAGCGATGCTGAGTCAGTTGATGTTAATCTGCTTTTCGCAGAGAATGATTCAGAAGCAAGCATCACTGTAGCTAATCGTCTGATTCGTATTGTTGAAGGCCGCAAAGATTGCGTGGCGTTTATCTCGCCCGATCTTGAAGTAGCCGATCAATCAACCGATGACGCAAAGTTGGACAAGGTGCTATCGAAGTTTGAACGTCTTCCAAGTTCAAATTATGCAATCTTTGATTCAACGCCTATCTATGTGTACGATAAGTATCATGATACGTATATCTGGTTGCCAGCATCTGGTGTAATGGCCGGCCTCTGCGCCCATACTGATGACGTACGAGATCCGTGGTGGTCTCCTGCTGGTTATAACCGTGGACAGTTGATTGGTGTATCAAAGATCGCCTATAATCCTCTGCAATCTCATCGGGATGCGCTATACAAATCACGGGTAAATCCGATTGTATCGTTCCCAGGTGAAGGAATTATCCTTTATGGTGATAAGACCGCACAGGCTAAGCCTTCAGCGTTTGATCGCATTAATGTCCGCCGTCTATTCATTGTAATTGAAAAGGCGATCTCGACAGCAGCTAAGTATTCGCTGTTTGAATTCAACGATGAATTCACACGTGCACAGTTTGTTAATATGATTGTGCCGTATCTACGGGATGTTCAGGGCCGTCGTGGTATCACTGACTTTACTGTTGTTTGCGATAAGACAAATAACACTGGTGAGGTAATTGATTCCAGCCGATTCGTGGCTGACATCTATATCAAACCTGCAAGATCGATCAACTTCATTACTCTTAACTTTGTAGCAACACGGACTAGTGTTGAGTTCAGCGAAGTTATTGGTAAGTTCTAAGAACTAGGAAAGGAAAATAAAACATGTCTTTAGCAATAAATGACTTCAAAGCAAAAATGAGTGGCGGGGGAGCAAGAGCTAATCTGTTCTCTTGCATCATCAACTCCCCAGGAGTAGCCGTCGGCAGCTGGCCTTCAGAACTTACGTCCTTCATGTGTAAGGGAGCTTCTCTACCAGCCAGTGTAATTGGTGAAGTAGCAGTTCCATTCCGTGGTCGTATAATGAAGATCGCGGGTGACCGTACATTCGAAAATTGGACTGCCACAATTTTCTGTGATCATGCATTCGAAATCAGAAATGCTTTCGAAAAATGGATGAACGCAATGAATGGTCATGAGACTGGCCTAATGGAGAAACTGAATCCGAGTGACTATCAGGCCCAGATCGTTGTAAATCAATTAGATCGTGCCGATGAGATCATCAAGACATACACCATTGAAGGTGCGTTCCCAATTAATTTGGGAGCTATTGAGCTTGGATATGATACCAATGACGCAATTGAAGAGTTCACGGTTGAGTTCGCTTATACCTATTGGACTTCTGATACGACTTCGTAAAGGACCATTAAATGTCAAATCTATTAAGCCTCAGCTTCGGTTGAGGCTTAATAGTTTAGACGACTTGTATAAATAAGAATATGGCAGATATAAGAAATAGTTATTGGGGATGGGGCGGTTTCGGGCAAGAAATCACCAAGTTCTTTGCTTCTAAAAAGAAGAAAGAAGTTGAGCGTGATATAGTTTCATTTGTGCCGAAGTCAACGGATGACGATGCTGATGCTATACTAGTAAGCGCTGGTGGATACTATGGCCACTATTTTGATGTCGCTGGTCTTGGGGGTACGCTTGGCGAAAGAGATCTAATCTATAGGTATCGTGCAGTATCCGAACAATCTGAAGTTGATGGCGCGATATCTGATATTGTAGATGAGGCTATTGCTTCACCTGATGAAGGATCTCCTGTTAAACTAAAAATGAACTCTAAAATCTTTAGCGATGATATTCGTAAGAAGGTATATGATGAGTTCGATAAAATTCTTGAACTATTAGAGTTTTCGAAATACGGTTATGATATATTCCGTCGTTGGTATATTGACGGCCGGTCGTATTTCCACGTGATTGTTGATCGGGATAAACCGCAGGATGGAATTCAAGAATTGCGGGCGCTTGATGCCGCTAAGATTCGAAGAGTTAAAGAGATCCGAGAAGAGATTGATAAGCGGACCGGTGTTAAGGTCGCAGAGACAGTTGAAGATTTTTACGTCTTTACAGATCCTGAAGCAATCGCAGGGGGCGGAGTAACTACCGGCGTGAAGATTGCAAAGGATGCTATTGCCGAAGTCAATAGTGGACTGATGGATGCTAAACGCAAAATCAGATTATCATATCTTCATAAGGCGCTAAAGGTTGTTAATCAGCTCCGCATCATGGAAGATTCTCTTGTTATTTACAGATTGGCCCGTGCCCCTGAACGCAGAATATTCTATGTTGACACTGGTAATCTACCTCGAGGCAAAGCTGAAGAGTATATGCGGCAGGTAATGTCTAAGTATCGTAACAAGGTTGTATACGATGTAGAGACAGGTAGTATTAAAGACGAGCGCAAGCATATGAGTATGCTTGAAGATTTCTGGATTCCTAGACGTGAAGGTAATAGTAGTACCGAAGTCGAAACTCTTCCGGGTGGCGCAAATCTTGGTGATATTGAAGATATTGAATACTTCAAGAAGCAACTGTACAAATCATTGAATGTTCCAGTTGGTCGTGCTGATCCCGAATCTGGATTCCCGGGTGGTACAGGTAGAGCAACTGAAATTACTCGAGATGAAGTTAAGTTCCAGAAGTTCATCAATCGTCTTCGCAAGAAGTTCTCGTATCTCCTTATTGATCTGCTTCATCAACAGCTTCGGCTTAAGTCAATTATCACTGAAGCAGATTGGAAGAAGCTTGAGCAGGGTATCGTTATTGACTTCATTCAAGATAATTATTTCTATGAAGCTAAGCAATCTGAGATGCTTCAAGATAGACTAGCATTGCTGAGTACAATTGATCAATATGTTGGTAAGCACTTCTCTAAAGAATGGGTGCGTAAGAATGTACTACTGCAAACCGATGATGAGATTGATATAATGCAAAAACAGATCGAGACCGAAACTAGCACAGCTGGTATTGATATAGAAAGTGAATTCAATTAGGAGATTATTATGCCAAACGAAAAAGTACGAGCAATGTTAGATTATATTACAAGAGGCGACGAGCAGATAGCAGGGGTTATCTTCAAAACAGTAACAACTGAAAAGCTCGAAACAGTTAAGAACAGCAAACGAATGGCTGTAGCATCAAAGATATTTAATAGAAAGGATTAATCATGAAACTCATTACCGAATACCGAACCAATCTTAAGTATTTGACCGAAGCTAAGGCTAATGGTACAAAGGCTGTTATGATTGAAGGTATTTTCATGCAGGCTGAGACCGCTAACCGCAATAGGCGTGTGTACCCTCTAGATGTTCTCAAGAGAGCTGTGGATCAATATGTAACCGAGCAGGTTAATACAAACCGGGCTGTGGGCGAACTAAATCATCCAGATGGTCCTGCCATCAATTTAGACAAGGTATCGCATAAGATAACTGAACTACGGTTTGAGGGTAATGATGTTATTGGTCGTGCTGAAGTTCTAAATACACCAATGGGTCGTATCGTAAAAGGTTTAATCGAAGGCGAAGTAGTTTTAGGTGTATCGAGTCGGGGTATGGGATCTGTTAAAGAACGCTCGGGCGTATCAGTTGTGCAAAATGACTATAGTTTAGGAACAGTAGATATTGTGCAAGATCCTTCTGCACCGGGTGCCTTTATAAATGGTATCATGGAAGGGATCGAATGGATAAAAACCGAGGATGGTAGTTATCAGAAGTTTGCTGAAGACACAATGAAAATGATCCACAACACACCATCTAATCGTCTAGCAGAAGCTCAGCTCAAGGCTTGGGAGAACTTCCTAAAGCTTTTGTAGATTTTAAGATGTATAAATAACTATTGTAAGACAATTTATGAAGATACCATTTAACAAAATTAAGCCCGGCATGACCTTTATTGTTGGTCAAACCAAGAAACCATTTGGTAAGGTTATCACTACTGGTTTATTTTCTGCATTGGCTAAGAAGCATGATGATAATGGAGAAGCTAAAGAAGCTCTTCAAAATGGTGATGTAGAAGATAATGATAAAGCTGTCGCCATTAAGATCATTAATAGTGCTGGTCATTCAACTGGTGGTAGTGTAGTCTATGCATATGATGATCTTGAGGAATTCGATTTAGAAATCACTGAAGCTGTTGAAATTCCACAGCAAACGGACGAGGAAAAGGAAAATATGAATAAGAGTAAGATTAAAGAAGCGGCAGCGAAGAAAGAATCCGAGGAACTTGATCCTAAGGCTACTGAAACAGTCGTCCCAAAGAAGGAATCTGCTGACGACGACGAAGTCAAAGAGACTGACGATTCTAAGAAGGAAGGCTGTGACGATTCTAAGAAAGAATCTAAAGATGAAGAACTTCCCGTTGGTGCTGAGATGGACGATCCTGATGACAAAGACGATGATGAGATGGATGAAAAGTCTAGTAAGAAGGAAGCCGTTATTGCGAGAGTTGAAGCTGAGGCCAATGCTGCGTTGGAAGCTGAAAAAACTGCTAAGAGCAATGAATCAATAAACGAACTAATTGCAAGTGACGCAACTCTTTCCGAAGACTTTAAAGCTAAAGCTGGTATGATCTTTGAAGCAGCCGTTGCTCTTCGGGTATCTGAGGAAGTAGCTAGTATCCGTAATGAGAATGCTGTTGTTATTAATGCTGCGCTGGAACGCGAAATGGATGCTATCACTGAAAAGGTAGATAGTTATCTGGCATATGCTGTAGAGACAATGGTTGAAGATAATGCTGAGACGATCGAGTCTAAATTGCGGAACGAAGTAACCGAATCCTTCATGACTAAATTGAAGGCTGTCTTTGAAGAGCATTATGCTGAAATGCCTGAAGGTAAATTTGATTTGTACGAAGATCTTTCAAAGAAGTCTACTCAGACCTCAACTGAATTGGAAGAAACCAAGACTCAACTAGAAAAGGTGACATCTGAATTGACAGCTCTTCGCCGAGCTAAGATTCTAGCCGAAGCCTCAAAGGGTCTATGTGATACTCAGGCTGAACGCCTGGTTGCTCTAACCGAGATGATCGATTTTGTCGATGAAGTCTCATTTGCAAAGAGTGTATCGCTGTTCAAAGAAACATATTTTAATAATGGGACAAGTGAAAGTATTAAAAAGTCTGAAAGGGATGTAACTATCAATACCAAGATAGTTGAAGAACTAGATGACAGTGAAAAAGTTGACTCTGTTATGGGACGATATGTGGATGCTATTAGCCGCCACTCAAAAACTGCGTAAGTATAAATAATTCCGTGAGTCTATAAAGACTAAACAGAATAGGAAAGAAGATTATGTTCAATACCGAAAAACTCCAAATCAAGTGGAAGGCCGTGCTAGAGCACAAAGATTGCGCGCCCATCACTGATCCATATAAGCTGGCTGTAACTACTCGCCTGCTTGAAAACCAAGAAATCGCAATTCAGGAAGAGCGCGCTGCTACTCCCGGTTTCATGACTGAAGACGCTTCAGCTCAGGACGTTACCTCCAATAAGGTTGCTAACTATGATCCGGTGCTGATTAGCCTTGTACGTCGTGCTATGCCGAATGTTATTGCTTATGACATTGCTGGTGTACAACCGATGACTGGTCCTACTGGTCTTATCTTCGCAATGAAGTCTGAGTATCGTTCGACTAAGAATGGTACTACATACGGCGATGAAGCGCTGCATGATAAGCCTAACACTGCGTTCTCAGGTCGTATGACTACTCAGGCGGCTGAAAAGCTATCTGGTGGTTATGATCAGCGTGTAATCGAAGCCGCTGGTAAGACTGGTTTCGCCGAAATGGGATTCAGGATCGAAAAGACTATGGTTGCTGCAAAGAGCCGTGCTCTTCGTGCCACCTACACTACTGAACTTGCCCAGGATCTAAAGGCTGTTCATGGTATGGATGCTGAATCTGAATTGGCAAACATCCTTTCAAGTGAAATCATCGGCGAGATCAATCGCGAACTTATCGATGGTGTCAATAACTGCGCCAAGCTTGGTGGACAGCTTCTATCTGGTGTGTTCGATCTGAACGTTAACTCAGATGGTCGTTGGTCTGTTGAGAAGTACAAGGGTCTGATTCTTGCAATCGAACGCGAAGCTAATAAGATCGCGGTTGAGACTCGTCGTGGTAAGGGTAATATCCTTATTTGCTCAAGCAACGTTGCTTCAGCGATCGCGGCTGCTGGAATGCTTAGCTATACCCCAGCGCTTGCTGTGGATATGCAGGTAGATCCTGTTGGTAACCTGTTTGCTGGAACGATCAATGGACGCACCAAGGTGTTTATTGACCCGTTCGCTGAAACCGAGTATGTGACTATCGGCTATCGCGGATCTAATCCGTATGACGCTGGTGTGTTCTACTGCCCATATGTGCCTCTAGCAATGATGAGAGCTGTTGATCCTGACGATTTCCAGCCACGCATCGGGTTTAAGACGCGCTATGGCCTAAAGGCTAACCCGTTCGTAACACTGTCAGAGAACGATGCTTATGGCATGTTCGGTGGCACCCAGTTGAATCCTTACTTCCGTACATTCACGGTTGAGGGTCTGATTGGTGATTACGTAGCAGCGTAACCGAAACCTTAACGGTTCAGAAAGAGCAGAGAATTTCTTCTCTGCTCTTTTTTTGTTTGTATAAATAACTATATGACAGCTTGTATACCAGATCTGACTAATATGTTAACTCCACTGGGCTTTAGACTTACTATCGACGCGAATGAGTTCAAAAATCTAGAGTACTTTTGCATTGCTGCTTCATTACCATCTGTGCAATTACCAGCGATACCTACAGGATTTAGAAATAGTAAACTTCAGGTACCGGGCGAAACCATATCATACGATCCGATGAGTGTTACATTCATTGTTGACGCGAAACTGCTAAACTATCAAGAGCTATTTTCTTGGATTCTAACTAACGCCAATGGTCCAAAACTTATATGGCGTGATATGACGTTAAGTATTTTGACTAATCAAAATACTTCAAACAAACAAGTGAAATTCAAAGATGTTATCCCTACAGCTTTAACAGCACTTGAGTTCAACATTCAGACCACCGATGTTGAATACTTGGCGGCTACGGTGGAATTCGCATATACTGCATTTGAAATAGTTACTGTATTATAATATGATTAATCTTGATACGATAGAAAAGATGTGGGAGAAAGACTCTGTCATTGATCCCATCAACCTTGACACGACTTCTCTAGATACTTCTGCGCTTCATGCCAAATATCTAAAAATCTTCAATATCACTCGTATGTTGTTGAAAAGGCGTGAGCTTCGATTAGTACAACTCAAGAAAGACAAGTGGTTGTACTTTAGTGGAAAAATGACTCGTGATAAAATGGACGAGTTGAACTGGCCATATGATCCATTCAATGGTTGCTCTAAACCAATGAAGTCTGAACTAACTAATCATATTGATGCCGATACAGAAGTGCAAGATGTACTTCTGAAAATTGAATATGCTAAGCTTATGGTTGAGTCTGTTGAAGAGATTATGAATAGCATTCGCTGGAGGCATTCGGCAATTAAGAATGCAATTGAGTGGAAGAAGTTTAATGCTGGTATATGATGGCCGATCAAATTCATTTACACAAAGTCAACGAGTCGTTTGTACGAGTTGAAGCTGAACGTGATCTGCTTCATGAGATCAATGACCGGTATACTTTCTTCGCGCAGAACTATCGTTTCATGCCCAAATATCGTAATGGCATATGGGACGGAAAGATCCGCCTTTTAGACGGGCGGACAGGCGGGCTCCCGCACGGGCTTGTAGCAGATCTAAAGTTATTTGCGAAGGAACGCGGATACGATTTAACGCTGGATTCAAGTATCAACCCAATAAGACCTGACGATGAAGTAGTTCAGCAATTCCTTACGCATCTGAATCTACCTCACGAATTACGAGATTATCAGTTAGCAGCTTTCAGATCGACCATATACAATCAAAGAAATATCGTCGTCTCACCCACAGGATCGGGAAAGTCGCTGATCATATATCTGTTGGCCCTGTTTAGTATTTTCATTCTTAAGAAACGGGTATTGCTAATTGTACCAACAACTAGTCTAGTAGAACAGATGACGACAGATTTTGCAGACTACTCGGTGAATAATGGATTCAGCGTGGATGATCATGTTCATAAGATCTACTCTGGTCATGAGAAGATGACAAATAAGATGATAGTGATTACCACATGGCAGTCGATCTTTAGATTAAGTAGGGTATGGTTTGAACCGTATGGTACGGTGATCTGTGACGAAGCTCACCTTGCTCAAGCTAAATCTATAACTCGTGTAATGGATCTATGTGTGAACGCTACTCATAGGATTGGAACTACCGGGACGCTTAATGATTCATTGACGCATAAGTTAGTGTTGACGGGTTTGTTCGGGCCTGTGTTCAAAGCTACAACTACTAAGAAGCTAATGGACAATAAGACTCTGTCAAAGACTAAGATCCATGTGTTTCGTTTAGAGTATGCCAGTGATGAATGCAAAGACTTTCGGAAAGAAGTAACTACATACCACGAAGAAATGTCGTACCTTGTGAGTTCAAAGAAGCGGAATACCTTCATCTGCAATCTAGCCCTAGCTCAGAATAAGAATACACTGATTCTATTCAATTATGTAGATACACATGGTAAACCATTGTTTGAATTGCTAAACGGTTTGAAGAGTGATCCAGATAGGCATACATATTTCATATCAGGAGGTGCTGATACCGCTTGTCGAGAAGAGATTCGGAAGCTCATGGAAACTGAAGTAAATGCTATTTTGCTAGCATCAGTTGGAACATTCTCGGTTGGAGTAAACATCCGCAATCTACATAACATTATCTTTGCCAATCCAACCAAGTCAGTTATTAGAGTTCTGCAGTCAATTGGTAGAGGGCTACGGAAACATGATGATAAGAGTTTGCTTAGAGTTTACGACCTAATTGATGACCTTAGTGACCAACGCGCAAAGAAGAACTTTGCATTGAAGCATGGGATTGAAAGGGTCAAACTGTATGTTCGGGAAAAGTTTGATTATGTAACCCACACGTGCAAGGTATAAATAATTACAGATTGGTAATAGAAACATCTGGAGTAATAATGATAGCACTAAAAGAACATGAACCATCGCTAAGCGATCACTTATTTGTGTTTAAGCTCGTGAATGGTCAAACCATAGCAGCGATTACTACAGCTGCTGAAGATGGTTCTGCTTTCTTATTGCAGTGGCCATATCTATTAACTCTTGAGTCGGATGATGACGGTGACTGCGATATCTGCATGTCTCCTTGGATGTTAGGTGGCGGCCAGCCTGCATGTAATATTGCTGCAGAGGATGTTCTCACTATCTACAAACCAAGTGAATCTCTAATTCATGAATATGCTGAAGCTATACTTGAAGACAATGCTTTACTGTCTAAAGAATGTAAGCAACTCCAGAGTAAGCCTGCTACCGCAGTTAAGAAGAAGACTATATGGGAAGATGATTCGTGGTTAGAAAGATTTAGAACACCACCTCCGTCAACCACATCTGTCACTTCAGTTTCTTGATACTAGTATTTCTTTAAAGCTTTAATTGTTTTAACGAACATAGAATTATTATACCATATCGTAAACATCTTGTACACCATTATTTTTCTACAGAATATGATTGGTATATTTTGGTGTACATTCTATTAGCTGTATGGTATAATAGATCTTATAAATTAAGGACAGCTATGATTACTACTAGAATGAAACGAAAGCCAGAGCACTATGTTAAGAACAAGGACTTCACTGCAGCAGTCGTAGCTTATGCGGGCACGCATGCAGACACGCTCCTTCCTGATTATATAGCCGAGAGCTTTCTTAAAATGGCCGAAGGTCTATCCCATAAACCAAACTTCTATTCCTATTCATACAGGCAAGACATGGTAATGGATGGTGTGGAGAATTGTGTCAAGGCAATTCGTAACTATAATCCTAAGGCAGCCACCCGCGGCGGCGCTCCAAACGCGTTTGGTTATTTCACCCAGATTATCTATTTTGCCTTCTTACGGCGGATTGCTAAAGAGAAGCGCCAGCAGGAAATTAAAGAACGTCTAATCAACAATGCTGGAATTGAACAGTTCATGACAAGTGATGGCGAACACGGTGATAGCACGATGATTGAGCGGGTTAAGACACGTAGAGAGCAGTGGTAGTATATTCTTAAGCTTTGTGATTTTATAAATACATTCATGACTACATCACTTAATAAACATTATAGACGGATATGGCATGAGAATCATGGTGAGATACCAAGAGACGAAAACGGCATTTCATACGAAATACATCACATAAACGGAGATCACCACGATAATCGGATTCAGAATCTGCAATGTATTTCGATACACGAGCATTATATGATTCATTATGAACTTGGCGATATGTATGTGTGCAGCAGTATTTTGCAAAGATTAAAACGACATGTTAATGCTTCATCACTTGATAGATTGCAGAAAAGTATGCCGTTAAAAGGAAGTGCGCATCCAATGTTTGGAAAGAAACAAAGCACTAAAAGTCGGCAAAAGATTAGTGAGAATCACGCAGATGTTAGTGGAAACAAGAATCCAATGTTTGGAAAGAAACACAGCGGTGAAGCTAAGCAAAGAATTAGCGCTGCTAATAAAGGCCGGCCAGCACCTCCGTTTACTACTGAATCACACAGAAGAATTTCTGAAAGCAAATACGAATATTGGAAAACAAAAGGCAAAGCTCGTATTAGAAAAATTGAAGTAGATGGCGTAATCTATGAAAATGCATTTAAAGCATCTGAAGCGTTTGGTATTCAACCAGTGAATGTTCGTCGCAGATGTAGATTAGAGAGATATAAAAATTGGGGATATATTGAAAATAGCAATCCTTAATGACACACACTTTGGGTATAAAAATAGTTCATCACATCATATGAACTATCAAAGTGCGTTTTATAGAACAGTTTTCTTTCCATATTGTAAAGAACATGGTATAACAGAAATACTTCATCTTGGCGACATGTTTGACAATAGACGCCAACTATCAATTAAGACATTGCATTTTGTTCGTGAACAATTCTTGGAAAAGCTTGTGGAAAATAACATGCATATGAATATTATTCCTGGAAATCACGATACATTTTTTCGTAATACTAATGACCTTTGTTCATTGGTTGAAGTGCTCCGGCATTATTCTGATTGCGTTACACTACATATGGAACCTGCTATTGTTAATTACGATGGCGTTGGTGTTGGACTTGTTCCATGGATTAACGATGCAAATTACGATGAGGCTATGCGATTTATTACTGACGCAACTTGTCCCATCCTTGCAGGTCATTTTGAAGTGGCCGGATTCAAGTACATAGCAAATTCAAACATTAAATCAGAGGGTGAAGACATTCGCATCCTTTCGAAGTATGATGTAGTTGTATCAGGACATTACCATACTAGAAGTAAGAAGCAAAACGTAAACTATCTGGGCTCGCAGTACGAGTTTAATTGGAGTGATGTAGACGATAAGAAATTCTTTCACGTTCTTAATACGACGACACGTGAATTGACACCTGTCCATAATAACAATAGGATGTTTCAACGTTACTATTATGACGACACTGATAAGTCAAATATTACAGAAGTCCTTACATCTGAACATACTCCATCAAACGTGACAGCTAAGTTTGTGCGAGTAATCGTACAGAAGAAGAATGATTTTCACTTGTTTGATCAGTACATTCAGCATATCAATAATTTGAACCCGTTTGATTTAACAATCATTGAGAATTACGATGTTAGCGATAGCAGCAAGGATTCGGGAGATATCAGCGCAATTGAAGATACATCAACGCTAATAGATGATTATGTGGATAATTCGCTTAACACTAATCTAGACAAATTTAAGATAAAGCAATTACTGCAGCAGTTGTATATTGAAGCTTCTATGCTAGATACTGCCGAGATGGAGACAGAAGAATGAGCCGAGGTATATCATTATAATCTTTAACAGAATTTCGTACAAAAACTTCCTTAGCACAGGAAATACACCAATTGAGATCCAACTCGACGCGTGTCCCACGACACTGATTGTTGGTGGTAATGGTGAAGGCAAATCTATATTGCTGGATGCGTTATCGTTTGTGTTGTTCGGTAAACCTCATCGTAACATCAACAAGCCCCAGCTTTTGAATAGTGTTAATGAAAAGGATTGCTTGGTTGAAATCTATTTTACTATAGGTACAATTGAATACTCTATCCGCCGGGGCATTAAGCCCAACATTTTTGAGATTTACAAAGATGGCGAGATGATTAACCAGCAATCACATTCCCGCGATTATCAGAAGGTTCTTGAGAGCAATATTCTCAAGATGAATCACCGGTCATTCCATCAGATTGTGGTGCTGGGATCCTCATCATTTATTCCTTTCATGCAGCTTCAGTCGTACCACCGCCGCATGCTGATCGAAGACCTATTAGATATTAGCATATTCTCAAAGATGAATCTAGTTCTACGTGAGAAGAAGAATGCTTTAAAGGATGCCCTTGCATTCGCTGAAGAGGACATTCGTCGATTCGCTGCTCAGATTGAATTGCAGAAGAAACATATCGAGGAACTTGATGCAGTTACAGCCAATGCTCGTGTTAGGATTGAAACTGAAATTGCAGATATTGATGCTGACATCAATGATCTAACTAAGAAAATAAACGAGTCGCTAAAGACGGTGAAAGGCCTTAACGATATTGATATCCAAGAAGCATCAGCCCAATTGGACATGTCTAGGACTTACGAAACCGGTATTCAGAATAAGCTTCGCAGGCTGTCAACTCAGCAAAGCTTCTTTATAGATCACGATGAATGCCCATCCTGCTCGCAAACAATTGCTGAAGACACCAAGCAAACGATGATCGCTGCTTTGACTAAAAGGCTTGATGAATTGAAGGTTGGATTTGCCGCCCTTCGAAAGCAGACTGCGATATTTGAAGCAACATACCAATCAGCCTTAGATATCCAATCACAGCGCAATCAGATTCATTCAGAGATTGCTTATAACCAGCGTCTAATTACTTCAAAGAATAAGGATAAGCTTGCGAAGTGTGATGCTATCTGCGCTGTGCATGATTCAGGCCAGGTTGCCCAATCGAAGGACTATTTGGTTGAGTTGTTGAAGCTGTCTCAAACAAAGATTGACGAACGGATGACTTTGCTTGAGCAGGGTTCTTATCATGGGATCTGTGAAGAGTTGCTTAAGGATACGGGCATCAAGACTAAGATCATCCGCCAATATCTCCCGGTAATGAATAAATTGATCAACGAGTATCTGCAAATATTCGATTTCTTTGTGTCCTTTACAATTGATGAGAACTTTAATGAGAAGATCAAATCCCACCATCGCGATGATTTTTCATATGCTTCGTTTTCCGAAGGTGAGAAAGCCCGTATTGATCTAGCTTTAATGTTCACGTGGAGAAGGATTGCTAAGCTGAAGAATAGCACGGATTCGAATCTATTGATTCTCGATGAAATCATGGATGCATCTTTGGATGAACCCGGCCTCAATGCTTTGAAGACAGTCTTTGACACTTTGGAGAAGGATAGTAACATTTTCGTTATATCTCACCGTGGCGAAGTTAAGGAATCTTCAGATTTTGATCGAATGATTAAAGTATACAAGAAGGACTTATTTACTCAGATCGCAGTGGAGGTCTAGAATCCTATAAATATAGATACAATCTATTATTTGGAGATTACAATATGCTCGATTTTCTATCTTTTCTTTTCGAAAGTGTCGGTCTAAGCGCCGCTGAACTTCTAAAGGCTAATTCGAAAACTGGTGAACCTCGAATTGATATTCTGCGCTATCTGATTAAGTCAAAAACACCAATTGAGCTTAAGAAGGGCGGTACAGTTACTGTTACCGATATCTCTTCAGCATTAAATGCATTGGATAAATTTGAAGATAAGCCAACAAACCTTGTATTCAAAACAGAAGTTGGTGATGTTCCTCTTTCCCAGTTAGCTAAGTCTGCAATCTTTGGTGGCGGCTCTGGCGGCGCCGGTGGCGGATCAGATCAAACCCGTGTTACTGAATCTGCTCAGTGCCTTTGGTGCGCTGCGATGCTAGAGTCTGGTAATCCTAATACTGAATTTGAATACTTCACAGATAGCGTTCTAAAAGCTGCCGCGAAACATATATCGGTAGATGCGAAGATGGAAGAGATGCTTAATATTCCCGATCAGTGGAAGCACAGCGCTCACATTACAGCTCAGCTTCTTCTTGCAGAAAATTACATTAGCAAGGGTATGACGTTCCATCGGGGTGATCGAGGAATGAAATCCATTTACGACGCGAAGAATGATGCTTATAAGAATCAGGGCTTGGCGATAATGAAGGATGATAAGTGGAATCCCGGAGATATATGGGCGATGTCGCCAGGATTCGATATCAAGTCTATACCTACAGATTCAGTAGTAGCTCTTCAACGAGCAATTCTCGATCTGTTCGTCAAACGCGAACTAGTTGGAATTTCATTGAAACTTGTTAAGAAGAATCCAAAGACTAAAGAGTACAACGTCAAACTTCCTCCTGATACTGATGACTATAAGATTAAAGCCTTCGGTGCAAAAGCGTTGACATCCGGCCGCGGTGATTTTTGGTCATCTAAGGGCGGTGAGATCATCTATGACGCTGGTAAGTTATCAATTAAAGACGGATCTAATTTTGGTCGAATAAAGGTTGAGATCATGGGCAAAACTGCCCGCGGCGGTGGTGCTGGTTGGGGTTATATCGCTATTGCTCTAGAGCAAGCGTTTAAGAAAGCTTCAAAACTTCCTGGTGCTAAAGTAATCGCAGCCATAGCTCGAAAGATTGAACGCGGTGATAAGAAGGCTATTGAGGAAATGTACAAAGTTGTTAACCTCGTTGAGCCGATGCCTTACGCACTCTTTGCTAGCAAGATCAAAGAGCAAGAAGGTCATTGGATCCACGCTAAGTATGGAGTATGTTTGCTTCTAGCGCCGATTGCTAAAATTGGAGGCCTTGCCGCAAATCGATTTATTACTAAGATCATCAACTACGCTGCTAGCAGTACTGAAGACTCCTCAGCCTTTGTAAAGGTTTATCAATAAGGAATACTATGAAATCATTTATGAACTATGTAATTGAGGCCTATGGCTCAAGTAAAAACACCCACATGACACATATCGAGGACGCTGTCATATATGGAGGTGTCAATGGCGCTAGAAGCGCTATCAATGCTCTCCGCTCGATGCGCGATATGCTTCAGGGGAATGCGCCAAAGGCATTTGATACTACTGTTAAGTGGGATGGGGCTCCTGCAATATTCGTCGGCCCCGATCCGATTGACGGCCAATTCTTTATTGCGAAGAAGGGCATATTCGCAAAGAATCCTAAGGTCTATAAATCGATTGCAGATATTAAAGCCGATACTTCTGGTGATCTAGCCGACAAGCTGATTGCTGCTTTTGATGAACTTAAGGACATTGGGATCAAGACAATCATCCAAGGCGATCTGATGTTTACGAAGGGTGATCTTAAGAAAGAAACAATAGATGGCGAATCATATGTGACGTTTGGACCGAATACGATTATCTATGCTGTACCTGTTGGGTCTGATCTTGAAAAGAAGATTAGTAAGGCTAAGGTTGGAGTGGTATTCCATACAACATACACTGGTAGCACATTTGAGAATATGACTGCTTCTTATGGTGCTAATCTATCGGGGCTTAAATCTAAATCGAGCTTATGGATCCAAGATGCTTCATATAAGGATCAGGCTGGTAAGGTTACTTTTGATGCTCAGGATACTGCAATCGTTGGTGAAGCTCTAACCCGCGCAGGCAAAATCTTCAATCAGATTTCTAGTAGTGTACTTAAGGAAATTGAAAACAACCCAGCGTTTGCTCAAAAGCTTGAGCAATTCAATAACACCTTGACTCGCCGCGGCGAAAGCATCACTAACACAACTAAGCATGTTGAGGATTTGATTGCATGGTTTACTGATACTTTCGCAAAGGAACGGGAAAAGAGAAAATCTGTTGCTGGTAAAGCCTCGGTGTCAAAGCAAGAAGAAGAGGTGATGGCTTTCTTTTCAGACGAGAACAAACGCAATCTGGCTCTGATATACGATTTGCAGAACGCCATTGTTGATGCTAAATTAAAGATCATAGAGAAGCTCAATACCATTAAGCAGACATCGACGTTTGTTCGTACGAAGAGTGGTTTTAAAGTTACGAATCCTGAAGGGTATGTGGCCATTGACCATACCACTAATGGTGCTGTGAAGCTCGTTGACCGTCTAACGTTCTCATTTAATAATTTTGATCCTAACACAATCAAGTCTTGGATGACTTAGGATGTAAAGTTGTTTTATATAAATAACTTTATGGCAACATCATATTAAATTTGCTGGATGCATAAACCTGAGTACACCGATATGCTAAGCCAAGGGTACAATCCACAGACTTTAGAATCAAGGATAATAGCTACAGCTGTTTCTGATATTCCAGTTGGATGGCAACGCGGAATGAAACCGAAATACGTTAGGCCAAAAGAATCATACTCTGAATTAGAAGGTAACACTCGTAAGTGGAAGGTTCTAAAAGATGGAGTTGAAATATGGCGGGGTGAAAATCTCTCTGCTTGGGCTAAGTTAAATGGGGTCGTTGGGTTAAAGTACAATACCCGTAGGTTTAAGCATGCTATCAAGATGCAGATTCCTATAGTGTATTCAGATACGAAGACAGTTGTCTTAGACAGCATAGATACCGGTCTGTGCCAAGTAGATTTCTGTTATAAATACGAATATACTCCTAGTTTTATAAGTACAGTTGTAAAGCGCGGATGTATTAACCAACGAATTGTTAGCATATATAGCGCAGAACAGATTACGACTAAATAGATGCACTCATTCAAAACATATTTGCTAGAGGTTAAAACTATATTTGACTATCTTCTCTTCCCGCCTGAAGGCGAAGGGTTGGAGATTGCAAATAAGATAGCAAAGATGAAGACATCTTCAAAGTATGTTTATAGAGGAATGTCCCTACGCGAATATAAGGCTTTACAGAGAGATAAGATAATTCGTTCAAGGGGTGTAGGCAATACTAGAGACATTACTGGATCGTACGTTTCAGAATCATTGCAACTCGCTGGGCGCTTTGCCTTCCGCGCGTGGCTAGATGGTTTGAAAGGTGTGCTAGTTACATTTGATAGAGCTAAATTGCCGAAACTGCATCCGGCCGACAAAGGGAATTACTGGGTATACCACTTATCAGTTGACGCTGTAGTGGCTGCTTACGTTCTAGGAAGTTAATATGAAATCATTTACGCAGTTTAAAGAAGAGACTACTAAGTTAGTCACTATTACCTTTGGACGGTTTTCGCCACCTACGATAGGGCATTTGAAGCTGATTGATAAGGTAGCGTCTTTAGCTCGGGGTAAAGACTTTTTCATTTATGCTTCTCAGAGCGAAGATCCTAAGAAGAATCCATTACCGTACAAAGACAAAGTTAAGTACATGCAGAAGATGTTTCCAAAGTATGCTAAGCGTATAGTGTATGACAAGGATATTAAAACACCAATAGATGCTCTTCAAGCTCTATCAGCTGCTGGGTATACCCGTGTTCAAATTGTTGTTGGATCAGATCGTCTAAAGAGTTTTGAATTTGTTCATAAGTATAATGGAGTCAAAACAGATACTGGCATTTACACATTTGTTGATGGCATTGAAATTCTATCAGCCGGCGAACGCGATCCCGATGCTGATGATGTAGTTAGCGCAATGTCAGCTTCGAAATTACGTGCTGCAGCTGCTGATGGCGATATTGATTTGTTTTCAACAGGAATGCCCGATCGTTTTAGTGATACACTAAAGCTATTTAATGACATTCGAAAAGGCATGAATATGAAGCCCATTACAGCGTTTCGTGAAAGTGTCATATTGCCAAAGCAGTCCAACGTTCGAGAGCAGTATCTTAACAACGAAATTCTTAGGGTTGGATCTTTAGCGTGCAGTCTTAAAGATAATAGTGTGATCATTATTAGGGAACGCAAGACTAATTTTGTTATAGACTATGCTGGGAAGAAGCACTTTATTCAGGATTTGGTTCCGACTACACAGGAATAAATATATTTGTTATGAGTGGTGAAGGCAGTATTAATTATTGGGCGGCGTACGATAGTGTTAACGTGGCAGTGTTATCTTGGCACGCATCAATGCCAAGATTTATGATTAGCACCTTTGAGGCGCTTCCGTTTCGTAATAAATCCTTCATTACAACCAACGCTGTTAAATCTGCATCGCTTTATGATGAAGCTTTAATGAGGTTATCGACATCTTACTGTTTGCCAACTGACAATGCTGTTATTTCTCACATTATTAAGGAGAAGTTAACGTATATTATAGTTTGGAATGGTAGCCTTAACGATCCAACTAAAGGCAATCAGATTGATCTTATTCGTAGAATCAAATCTGAAACCACCGCCAATGTATTGTATATGGAACACGCGTGGTTGCCTCAAAGCGAAAACGTTGTTATTGACACCAAAGGTACATGCGGAGCATCTTCAATAGTTTCCATGAAAACTGTTCCTGAATCGGTTGAATACCGCGATGCTCTTACTGCAAAACGGACGTGGTATCGAAAGCAGTGCGTTCCAATACGAAATGTAAAAGGCACATTCATTTATCTGCCACTACAGCTCAATAGCGATACACAGATAACTTTATTTTCTCCTCACTTTAAAGATATGGGGATATTCATAGAGCATACATGTACGCTATTTCATGAACACCAAATTCTTGTTAAGTGCCATCCAAAAGACACACCTTCTAACATTACTAGATACGAAGAAATTTGCGGCCGCTTTTCTAATGTCATATTTGTCAATGATAAGAATAATATAAGTTATTGTGCACAGGCGAAAGCTGTAATAGCTATTAATTCAACAGCTATTAACGAAGCTCTAATGTTTCATAAACCCGTAATGGCTTTTGGATATAACATTTTTTCAAATAAGGGTATTGTTTATGAAGTTAATGACATTGGTGATATAAAATACCAGCGCGGATTCCTAAAGTTTAAACCTAATGGTAATTTAGTTGATCGATACCTTCGCTATCTTTTGTCACGCCAAATAACTGTCACAAGCCCAGAAATCGAAAAGGTAATTCCTTTATTCACCACTCAGTCTGAAGTGCCTATCAATCTGCTTCCATCGGTCGAACCCAGTTCAGCATCTAGACCAATCATTAATCTTGTTATGCACGGCCCCTGTGAATGGGCCTTTGAATCATTTGCTAATCACATTATTACTCACCTCGCTTCCCGCCATAATATCATTATAAGCGAATACCCAATTGAAGGGGCTAGTGTATACCAATATTTTAGACCGCAAATCCCAAAAGCCATTAACAACTTACAAAGTCTTTCTTCTCGTCATCCTTTTTATAGCAGAGGTATCCATATGCTGCATGACAGCCCTGCGGATTTGCAACGTCATAATACAACATGGCGTAAAGCAAATATTGATAAGTTCGCAAAGATTCTATGTTTATCTCAGGAACAGCATAACCACTATTCTAAGTTTATACCTGCGAGTAAATTAGTCTACGCATCCCCAGGCCCGTTGAAACAAGAAACGTTCCCAGTTATAACTGAGCATAACCAATGTGGTAAATTACGATTGGGATTTACTAGTAGGATTTATCCTGATGGTGTCAAAGGCGTTGATTTATATCTGGGCATAGCGATGTTGCTTGATCCAACTAAATTTGAATTCGTTGTGAAATCACCAAATGCACAAAGGCTTGTACCAATACTTCAAAGAGGTGGCCATACTGTTCACACATCGGGGAATATTGATATACTGTTAGTTACCTCCCGCTTTGAAGGTTTACCATCCACATTACTTGAAGCAGTCGCGTCGGGTGTTTATACGCTGTCAACTAAAGTTGGTGTGGCTCCGGAGATACTGCCTTCAGATATGATACTTCCTACTTCGCCAAAACTTTGGGCTGAGCACCTTAACGGTGTGTATAACCAGCGAAATAAATTGAAAACCTTTATAGATGATTCTAAGCATCTTCTCAATTTCCACAACTGGGATGTATACTGCGCCATATTGGAAAGAACTTGGCGCGACATTATGATAAGTAACCAATCATGACAAAGCCAAGAATAGTTCTGACTAAACCAGATCATCTTGAAGGAGATCGTTTTCATATCTTCTGGGATAGATTGTATAAGACACTAACTACTAATTATGCTAATTGCCATATAAGAGTTTTTGCTGTTGGGGGAGGATTGCGCGGCGCGGGTCAAGTCCGTAATTTTGTCAATAGCGAATCAGATTCATACGATCTATGTATCGCTCATCATTTAACTGCACTTTTACCAAAGACCATTAATTACAAGATGTCGTATTTTAGTAATCTATTCCAATTTGATACGAATGGTTATGGTGCATTCTCTGCTCATTGCGATCAAAATATTCTCGAAGCTACCAATCTTGATCAAAACATTTATGATAAGTTCTATGATCAATACATTACACGATGCATCACTGATACAAAATACTCTGAAGCAAATGCCAACCCATTAGCACCTGAACTTCCCAAAGAATTCATATTAGTACCAATGCAAGTTGAGAACGACACTGTGATGACTTTAAAGAAGATAGGAACCGATGAACTTATCCGCCGAGCTTTATTTGTTGGCCGGGCCCTAAAGATCCCACTAGTCATAAAGCCTCATCCCAAATCTCCTCGTTCCGCGCCTCTTAATGAATTCATTAGAGGTTTGTCCAAACGTTTTCCGGGAGGGGTGTATGTTTCTACGGGCGATATCCGTCAATTGCTCGATCGTGCTAAAGCGGTATTTGTTATCAATTCAGGTGTTGGCTTCGAGGCAATGCTGCGCTTTAAGCATGTGTTTACATATGGTCGATGCGATTATCAGCAGAACACCTTCCACAACCTAAATGCTGAACGCGTTTTAGAAGCTCTTGCAGCGCCTATAGATATCGCTAGATCTAAGAGATTCCTATATAACTGGTGGCAGACTATAACTGACATGAACGACCCACAATGGGAATCGAAGATTATATCTGCTGTCGATGATGGTTTAGTCCGTAAATGGACCTATAATCGAGGCCCTCAGGTGCCCTTCGAGCCTTCAACCATATAACCACCCTCTCTTTTCGTTTAAGTGTCTCCAGAGCCCTCCCGTGAGCATCTACGACTAGCTCTATCAACCACTCACATTATTATGAAAATAATGGTGTACATTTGGTCCCAACTGTAGTAGTATAGATCTAGATTTTTGAATAGGAGATAGAAGAATGGCTATATTATTTACTGCAGATTCACACCACGGTCACCCGAGTATTCTAGACCACGCGAAGCGGCAATTTGCCTCGCATGAGAAGATGTCGTCAGTTTTGATCAAGAATGCTAACATGCGGTGCAAGCCGGGCGACCAGCTGTTGCATGTTGGAGATTTTATGAACTACGGTTTGAACAAGGGCATTGAAGGTGACCGGCGTAAGCCATCGTTCTATGAGGAGCAGTATAACGCTCCGATTGTCCATATTCTGGGCAATCACGATGAGAACAATGGAGTTAAGTTTGGTTTGACTTCAGCACGGATGCAGATCGGTAAAATGCGAGCGCTAGTTCAGCATGAGCCTATCCGTGAAGTTAGCATGCATCTTAACTATGATATTGTTATTTGCGGCCATGTTCATTTGGCTTGGAAGACGAAGTGGGTTGGCCACATCCTGTGCATCAACGTTGGTGTTGATCAGTGGCGGTATAATCCTGTTACTGTGCAGGATATTATTGCGTTGTGCGATAAAGAATGCAGAAATTATTCTAAATCGCGTCAGAGCCCTTATAAATAGCGCTGGCGAGCAGCATTGTGTAGTTTAGAGAAAATTGAAAATGAAGGTGTACAGAATGAAGCGGACATGGTAGTATTATAGAGTTTTCTGAAGTAGATTAGTATTAGCCGCGTGTAGTATAAAAGTTAATTACTCCTGTCTGATACACAGAGAAAGGTGGAGCGTTACCACCCATGCGGACCAGAAAATAACGGTGTACAAAGAGAACAGATTGTGTTAGTATAGTAGAGTTTGGTGGGGTAGCTCAATGTTAGAGTAGGGCCGGATACCGGCTCGGATGGAAGTGTGATTCTTCCCCCTGCCACCAGAATTTAGCGGTGTACAAACACTGCAAACTGTGATATAATGTTGCAGTGTAGATGAGTCTTTGATAATTGAATAGTGTTGGTTTTGATTGCGGGGTGGACTGGAGAAGCTCCAGCACGGTCTCATAAGCCGTCCGAGGTAGGAGCGTTACCTACCCCCGCAACCATTTTGCCTCTTTGGTGAAACGGATATCACATCAGGCTACGAACCTGACGTTGTAAGTTCGAGTCTTACAGGAGGCACCATTTTCCGCGGCTGTGGTGTTTAACGGTTTAGCATGACTGACCTCCACTCAGTTGGTCTGAGTTCGAATCTCAGTAGCCGCACCATTTAGTCTTAGCATCCCTTCCTTACTAATTTAGTTTAATAGGCGCTAGGACATTCTTGCTCCCGTAGTTTATAGTGAGTAAAATTCTAGATTCTCAATCTAGAGAACCGAGTTCGACCCTCGGGGGGAGTACCATTTTAAAGCGCGCGTGGCTGAGTGA